CCGCCCCTGGTGACGCGACCGGCAACTCCTGCCATCGGCCCGGCGCCCGAGGCGTCGGTGTTCAAACCGAGGGCCGCGACATTCTGCGCCAGGCGGGTGACGTTGGCGGTGACCTCGCTCACCGTGGTTTGCAGCTCGGCGGTGTCGCCCGCTTTCAGGTAGCCAGGCGGCGGTTGCCAGCCGCCCGCCACGCGATAGGGCGCGGCGTTCTCGATGTCGTTATCGAGGCTGCTGCGCCGTCCTGGTTGTGTCTCTTGCGGCGCCGGATAGGCGCGGCCGCGGCGGTCGCGGCCATAGGGTGCGGGGTTGGTCGGTGTCGCCGGTGCGGGCGGCTTAGGCCCACTACCACCGCCAGGCCCGCGCACTGCCGCCCCGGATGGGCCGCCCGGCAATCCCTGCACGCCCGCTGCGCTGCCGCTGCTACCGCCCGCCAGGCTGGTGAATGCGCCCATGCCGAGCAGCGGCACCACGAACGCTGCGGCGCCAATAGCGGTCAATCCGGTACCGATGGCGCCGAGGCGCGTCACCAGGAGGCCGAGCACGGCCGCGCCCGCCACGCTGGCGATGATGGTTTTCCATCCGCCGATTTGTTGGATGATAGGATCCAGCCCGGCAAAGAATTTCGTCAGCGCCTCGGTGATGCTGACAATGCCATCGGTGACCGCTTTCCAATCGATATTAAGCGAGGCCAGCCATTCCCCGAATTGCTTGACGACGGCCGCGCCTGGCCCGGAAACGAATTTGTCGAATGCCTTAACTAGCTCGGTCATCGCAGGCAGCACGGCGATGGCGGCGGTTTTCTTGACGTTCTCGAGCGTGATCTGCAGCTTGACCAGCTCGAGGTTTAGCTTTTGCGCCTCCTCCTCGGGCACCTGCAATTTGTCGACCAGGTCTTTCTCATCGACCGCGAGCGCCTTCGACCAGGCCGGAGACATCCCGGCGAAATCGCCGATGAATGACCGACCGCGGCGGTCGATCACCTGGCTCATGCCGCGCAGATATTCCTCGATACCCGCCTGCGTGCCGCCGGTTAGGGTTGCGCGCCGCACCCGCTGCAGGAATTCAGGGCCGCCGATGCTCTTATAGATTTCCGCAAACCGGCCAGCCTTCACCCCCTTAACCGCCAGCTCATCGATGATCTTGGCGAGGCCGCCGATTTGCCCCTTGGCCTGCTCGGCGGTGAGCCCCACCGCCATGCCGCGGGCGATGAGCGTGTCGAATTGCTTGACGGTCATGCCTATCGAGGCCGCCGTCGCATTCATCTGCAGGGTTTGGCGCGATAGCTCGCCGAGCGATTCCGTGAGCTTCATCACGCCCGCGATGAAACCGCCGCCGATGAGCGCACCGGCGCCGGTCAATCGGATGAGCCCGCCTAGCTCACGCTGTAGTCGTTGCGCTGCTCTGCCCGCCGAGGCAAAGCCCGCTTCCATTCCCTTGAACCACTCGCGGCCCTGCTCGGCGCGCATGCGTTGGCGCATGCGTTCCATCGCGGCGGAAACTTCGTCGCGAATGACAATCTCGACGGTGGGTGCGACGGCCATTTATTGGAAACTCAAAGGATTGTGTTCGGGCTGCGTTGCGTTCTGCATCTGCACCGCGCCATCGAGCGGCTGCGGCCGGAATAGCGTCGAGGGATCGCGCGCAGGCTGACCGAGCCCGCCCACATCGATGTCGATGGTTGCGCTACCGTTCACGCTGCGGCCGCTGCCCTCATTGGCGAGCGCACTAATGAGGCTGTCGCCAGGTAGATTTGCCTCTGCCGCGGCAGCACCACCCCCCCGAAATCCGGGCTTCTCAACGCCTTCCGGCGCGCGCACTAGATCCCATAATCCCTTGCCACTCGGAAATGTTTGCGCCGTGTAGCCCATCCGCGCGAGCTGCGAGGCGTGAATATCGACCAGGTTTTGCGTGCGGAAGTTTGGGCCGGTATCGGTCTGTTGCGTGAGGTGCTTAATGCCGGTATTCGGATCGGTCAGATAGAACCATTTGCCGAGCGTTTTCGTATCCCCCAACGCAATGCCCTGATCCTGCTCGCGCACACCCTGTCGGCCCCGATCCTCGCGGTCGGTGAAACCGAGATCCGGCCGGTTGCCGTACCAGCTCGCGAACCCTCGGCCCTCGGTTTGCGCTGGCCGCGGTGTGCCGGGGAGTAGCGTCAGCGTCGTTGCTCCTGGCGGCAGGAGCGGCAACGACCTTCCCTTTGAAGGATCAGCAGGCGGGCCTTTGATTGGCATGCCGGTGACCGGATCATACCTACCCGAGGCACCACCGCCGCCAAATCGGTAACCGCTATCGCCTGGCGTGCCCTCCGGGCCGCCGATGGCGGTTTGCCCGATGTAGTCGGCGAGGTGGCCGGTGCCGATGGCCAGCTCGGCGAGCTTGTCGTTGAGGGCCTTGCGTTCGCTGGCGTCGGTCGCCGCGGCAGCGCGCTGCTCATCTTCGGTTTCCGGCTTGCCGAGGCCGCTTTGCTTTTCCGGTTTCGGCACAATCATCGGCCAGGCTTTTTGCAGCTCATCCAGGTTTTTCTTTTGCTCCTCGGTCAGGCCCGGTTGATCCGACAGCTTGCCCGGATGTTTCTCGAGCGCCTCCTTCTGCCGCCCTTCGGTGTCGACCAGGTCGCGGAACCATTTGGCGCCGTAATACATGGCGACAAACGGCAGCAGCCTTAGCACCCACGATAGCTTTGAGATCCCGGCCAGGCCCGCCGCGACATCTATCAGCCAGGCGGCAAACTTGATCCCGACCAGCACGCCGATGGCCTGCGGCCAGGATAGGCCGATGCCTTTAATCACCTTGTCCGCAGCACCGAACGCCATCTCGAGCGCCTTGAGCGCAGACTCCAGGCCGCCCTCTTGGATCCAGGTGCTTATTGCCTTGCTGATATCGCCCGCGATCTCGCCGAGCTGCTTGGTGAATTTTTGCCCGGCCTCGGTCTGCAGATATTCGCTTAGCGATTTGGTGATCGCAGTGATGGCGGGCAGCATCGCGCCCGCGAGGATTGTTTTTATGTTCTCGGAATGGCGCTCCAATTGCATGTTGGCAATCGCCATTGCGTCAACCTGCTCATTGCTGAGCTGGATGCGTTCGGGCAATTGCGAAAGCATCTTGTCGATGCCGAGCGCCGCATAGGGTAGGTTCGCCTGCCGCAGGAATTCCGCGCGCCCTTTACGATCCTTTATTCGGTTCGCAACATTGATAAGAAACTTTAGGCCCGCCTCCTCGCCTTGCTTGGCAATGATATCGCGGAGCTGTCCGGCGATTTGCGGGCCGCCGATGCTTTCCTTGAGGAAGGATCCAAGCGATGACTTGGATCCCTTCACCATGAATTCATCGAGCGTCTCGAGCGATCTCTTTAGGCTGCTGGCCGCGGCCTCCGGCGATTCACCGAGCCCGACCAGCGCCGACTTATAGTCCTCGAGGAATTTAGTTGAGACACCGAGCGATTGCGCCGTGTAGCGCAATTGAATGTTTTGCGCTGCCATGTCCTGCAGCGACTTGGTGAGCGCGGCCAGGCCTGCGATGACGCCACCGCCGACCAGGCCGCCGAGCGTCATGCGCGAGAGCGTGCTTAGCTCGCGATGCACCACCCGCACCGCGGGCGCGAGCCGGTCGAGCGCACCATGGAAACGATCAACGCGCGTCTCGCCGATCCGCTTTACCGCGGCTTCAATCGGCGCCAGCGCCTTGGTCATCTCATCCCGCAGGATGAGTCTAATCTCTATGGATTGATCAGCCATCCGATGGCGCCTCGGCCTCTTGGGCTGCGCGGATCTTGTCGGTTAGCTTTTCGGTCCAATAACGATGGCGGCCGATTTCGCTAACGGTCTGCTGTAGGAATATCCGGGGGTCAACCTGATAGTATTTTGCCAGCTCGTAGCAATTGAGCACGATGCTTTCAGGATTCGTCATGCCCCCGGAGGCGTAAAAAACTTAAACATTTTCCAAGCCACGGCGTTCCAATCCTTGGCCGTCAATTGCCGAATGCTCGACGGTGGCACGCCGCACAGCCGCGACATCATGTTGGCCATTTTCTTTTCGTTGAACGTGATCGATGGCGCCGAGCCGGAGAAATCCAGATAGACCGGATTGCCAGCCATCTCGATATCGCCGCCGGTGGGCTCGCGCCAATGCAGCTCGCGCAGCTCCTCGCCGTGCGCCTGAATCGGCTTGCTCAATATGTGGTCGAACGATTGCTCATCCGTCGCCGCCGCCTCATCCATTGTTAGATCGACCGGCTTGTCCTCCTCGGTCGGATTGGCGGTGAACGTCGGATCCTTGGTTCGGTCATCCATTCGTCGCTCCTCCTCTGGTCATGCATCCGGTTGAATCGCGATTGCGAAATCGCGTTGCACGTCTTGAACTATGGGATGGTCGCGGGTGCCCGCGCGGATCTTGACGTGCGCCATGCAACGAGTCAGGCCGTCGAACGCCATCGGAATCGCCGCGCCTGGCGTCACCCGCATAGTGAACTCGGTGCCGTCGTAGTTGAACAGGTCGTTAAATCCGGCGCCATCGGATGAGATGGCGAACGTGATGTTGCCGCCGCCCCAGCCCGCGGGCATGGTCAAGCGAACGATGGTGCCGCCCGTGCAATCGACGGCGTCAGATAGCGATTCACCGGCAGCGATAATCGGGCCGTTCAAGACGGTCAGAGCAGGCATTGGATTCTCCTATCGCCTTGCTTAGGTGTTGATTTCCTCGCACGTGGTGCCTTCGAACCGCACCCGGAATTGACCTTCACGGGTGTTGTTCTCGAGCGCGGATTTGCAACCGGCTTCCTTCAAGACATAGACCTTGCCGTTAGCCAGCTCGGCGGTAACTGTGACCTCCACCATGGCCTCGAGGTCTTCCATCGAGACATCGGGCGTCGATGACACGTCGCCCTCGATCCAGGGCACCCGCGGTAGCTCCTGGTAGCCGTGCACGTAGTCCTGGCCCGCGAGAAATGTGCGCTCGACCGCGCTCGGGCTCACGGTGAAGTTGCCGCGCAACGGCAACATATTTCCATCGACCTTAAGGAAGGCGGTGCCAGCGATGCGCTGTGCCATGTGGAGTCCTCCATCGTTAGGGATTGCGCGCCATCACGGCGGGCCATGAGAAAAGGCCGCCCGCATTGCTACGGGCGGCAAGGTCGGGAGGCGAACAGAGCAACCACCCCCCGAGGCGTCGTCAGCGGATGATCTCGAGATCCTGGCCGCGGTTATATTGCAACCGGAATTGCACCAGCACCGCATAGATGCGGAGCTGATTCACCAGGTCGGGCGGATACAGAACGTTGAGCCGGTTCGGGTTGTTGGGATCCCGTTCAACGATGAGATGCTGCTTGAACGCCTGCACGTCCTCGACCAGGCCGTTAAACTCATCGATGCGATACTGCGAGATGAGTTCCGCCTTGATCACCTTGGGCGTGACGATCTTCTGTCCCACGCCGAACCTGGTGCCGTCGTTGGCCAGCTTGTGGCGTGGGAATTTCGAGGTGATGGCCTGGCGCTGGTTGCGAATGAGCCGGGCCAGCGTCGCCATGGTGGTGACCAGCTCATAGGCATCGTCTGAGAACGAGTAGGTATTGAGCTGATAGGTTGTCGTTTCCCGCATGATGCGGGTGACGCCATCGAGCCCGGTTTTCTGCGTGGCGATGCCCACGCCGCTCATGCTGTTTAGCTCGGGCAGGATGAAACGGTCGTGCGACTGCGCGGCCTTGATGCGATTGAGCGACAAGGTTTGCAGCGGCCTGGCCGGATCGTTGGTCAGCGCGCGCGCGGCCTTGGCGCAATAGGCCGAGGCCCATTCATAGGTCGGCGAGGCCGCGGTGGGCTCGATGCCCATGGCCGAGGTCACGCCGCTGTTACGTGTCTCGCCCCAAATGATGTGGTCGGAGTAGGTCGCGCGCCGGGCGCAGAACAGGTGACCATAGAGCTGGCGCATCCAGCCCCACCGCCCGGTATCCTCGAAGCCAAATTCCTGCTCCCAATCAAACAGGGTATTGGAGTCGGTATGCGCGAGCGCGACATATTCGAACTCATGCTCGCCGAGCGCGCTGATACCGGGATCGTAGTCCGGCACACCGGCGCCCACCACGGCGCCGTTGCCCTGGCCGAGCCGCGGCGGCACCACCAGGATCACACCGGGCGGCAGCTCCTCGCCGCCGACCTTGCCGTAATAGTTGAGCTGCAGGGTGATGTCGTTGCCGTTCACGCCTGGCGTTTTGCAGGTGACGGTGACGGTGTCGGTGGCTGCGCTGGC